GCCCTGGCAGCCCGCCCGAACCGTTCCAAGTGTGGCGGCCGGCGCCCACCGAGGACAACCCGGAGCCAGGCACCCGGGCGTTCGTGCCAGCGACCCTGCAAGACAACCCGAAGTATCTGCTCCGCGACCCGGAGTACGTCTCTCGGCTACGTCAGATCTCCAACCGGGGGCTGCGGCGGGCGCTGGAGACGGGCGACTGGGATGCGATCGACGCGGTGGAGGGCGCGCTGTGGGAGCAGCCTTGGCTCGACGGCGGCCGCGTGCACGTGCTCAGCCCGTTGGACGTGCACACCCGGGTCGTGGCGGTGGACCCCTCGGACGGCGGGGAGGGCGACGGCTACGGCGTATCGGTGGCAGCGCTGGGGCGCGACGGTGTGGGGTACGTGACGCACAGCTTCGAGTGGTTCGGCCAGCCTGGACAGCTGGCGGCGCAGACTGTGGAGGTCTACCACGACTTGGACTGCGCTGCAATCGTTGTAGAGCGGAACCACGGCGGGAAGTGGCTCCCCGAGGTGCTGCGGCAGCGCGACCGGAACGCCAACATCCAGACGGTGTGGGCGTCGGAGGGTAAGATGCTGCGAGCCGAGCCGGTGGCGGCGCTGTTCGACCCGACGGGCGGCGGCGGCGAGTACCGGGCTCGGCTGGTCGGCTTCCACGCGGCGCTGGAGGCCGAGCTGACGTCCTTCACCGGCGCCGTGGGCGAGGTTAGCCCGAACCGACTAGACGCGATGGTGTGGGCGCTATCCTTCCTCATGCTCGGGCGCCGAGCGGTGGAGCAGTCGAAATTCAAGGACCGGCGGCACGACGGCAGGAGATGACGTGGGACTGATGGACAGACTGCTACTCGACTCGTGGACGCCGATGTCGTTCAAGCGGGCGATGGGCAACGACGCGGCGCCGGGGCGCTCGTGGACGGCGCCGAGTTGGGTGACCGGCGAGCACCAGCGGCGTCTCCAGGCCTACACGGTGCTGCAGGCCTACATCGACAACTCGGCCCGGCACTTCCTCGCTTCCCCGGCGGAGCAGGACCAGGCCCAACACCGCGAGTACGGCGACCCCGCCCTGGTACGCAGCACGGCGCTGTCGGCGCTGCTTGGCGACGACCAGCGCATCCTGACACCCGGGGCGGAGAGCTACCAGGCTGAGGAGGGCGCTGAGGAGGGCGCCGAGCTCGTCGAGAACGAACCCGAGGTGGAACGAGCGCACGCCGTCCAGACCTGGGTTGAGGATTGGGCGGAGGCCGAGCGCTTCCTGATCAAGCTGCAGGAGGCCGAGCGTGATGTCGTGGGGCTCGGCGATGGCGTGTACACGCTGGGCTGGTCGTCCGCAAAGGGGCGACCCCGGCTACGGGTGTTCGACCCAGGCTTCTACTTCCCGGTGCTTGACGACGGCAACGAAGATGACTTCCCCAAGCGTGTGCACGTCGCCTGGGAGCTGCCGCCGGAGGACGGCGACCGGGGTAAGCGGGTGCGGCGCATCACCTGGGAGCTGCTACCCGTCGCCGAGCCATACTCCCTGCCCTGGGAGGACGACCCCGTCACGGAGTCGTGCTTCCTGACCGACGCCATCTGGACGCTCAACTCCGGCAAGGCGACCATCGACGACTTCACGGAGGCGTCGGCGGAGTTCATGGTCGACGAGGAGGGCAACGAGTTCAACCAGCGGGATCTCGGCATCGACTTCATCCCGGTCGTGCACGTCTCCAACACCATCTCGGTCAAGGAGCACTACGGTCGGTCGGCTCTGCTGTACGTTCTACAGATCCTCGACGACATCGCGAACGCCGATACGGATCTGTCGGCAGCCTCGAGCACCACTGGCACCCCGCCCGTGTCGATCTCCGGGACTACGATGGACAACCAGGGCCTGTCTTACGGCCCGGGCACGGTGTTCAACGTCGGTGACGGCCGGATGGACGTGCTCGACACCTCCCGATCGCTCGACGCGCTGATGAAGTACGTGGAGTCGCTTCTGGCCCGCCTCAGCATCAACGGCCGGCTGCCGGCGGCGCTGTTGGGGCGCGTCGACCCGTCTGAGGTCCCGTCCGGCCTGGCGCTCCAGTTGTCGTTCGGCCCGCTGAGCTCCATGGTGCGCGAGATGCGGATGGCGCGGGACGAGAAGTACTCGCTCATCTTCAAGTTCGCCTGGCGCCTGGCGCGGCTCGCCGGGGCCGAAGATGTACCAGAGGAGTGGCATCACACCAAGCTGGAGTTCGGCTCGTACCTGCCGGCCGACACGGCATCCGCCGTCGCAGCTGTTGGACGGATGCTGGATGCGGGCGCCATGAGCCTCGAGACGGCCGTCACCGTCCTCGCCAACGCTGGTGTGCCGGTGGAGGACATCGCCGAGGAGGTCCGCCTCATCCAGAGTCGCGATTTCGAGGGCGCCGAGCGGTTGCTGGACGCCGTCGGAAGCCAGGCGGAGGTCGACAGCTACCTCGGGCTGAGCCCGGCGACGCGTGACCGGCCCGAAGCACCGCTGCCGGAACCTTCCGAGGAGCCGTTTGAGGAGCTCTAGGGCTGATCTCGCGGGCTGGTTCAAGAGGGGTAGTATCATGCGGCGCGACGGCACCCGGGCCGTAAGCCGGGGAGGGCACCCGAGCCCACAAGTCGGGACCCCGAGGATGAGGACACTCTGATGCTCAAGTACGTCTGGGACGGCCAGCGGCGTAAGCTGCGCGCGGTCCCCGCAGGAGGCAACGGCGAAGGCGGCGAAGGCGGCGAAGGCGGTGGCTCCGGAGGCGGAGGCACTGGCGGGGCCGGCGAAGGCGGCGAAGGCGGTGGCTCCGGAGGCGACACCCCGAAGACGTTCTCCCAGGAGGACGTCAACCGGATCGCGACCCGCGAGAAGGAACAGGGCAAGCAGGCGGCGAGCCGAGAGCTCGCGGAGCAGCTGGGGGTCTCCGTTGAGGAGGCCAAGCAGATCATCCAGAGGGCCAAGGAAGCCGACGACGCGCAGAAGACCGAGGCACAACGCGCCAGGGAAGCCGCAGACCGTGAGAAGGAAGAGGCGGCGCTCGAGAAGCGCGCCGCAACCACCGAACGTCACGAAGCTGCGGTGGAACGGCGGCTGGTCATGGCCGGGGTGACGGACGAGAAGAAGCTGGCACGGGTGATGCGCATGGTCACCGTGGAGCCAGGGGCGAGCTCGGACGAGATCCAGACCGATGTGGACCAGCTGAAGACCGACTTCCCGGAGCTCTTCACCGTCCAGCAGGGCGGCGGGGGCGGGCGGCGCGTACCGGACAGCGATCCGAAGGGAGGCCCACCGCCCCGTAAGGGAGCGGAGGACGCCTACTCGAAGGGCGCTGAGCGGGCCAAGGCTTACGCGGGCGGCGGCGTCCAGTACGACAACACCTGACCGACCTACCCACCAACCGAAGGGAATGACTCGTGGATCTCCGTATCCTCAGCGAGCAGTTCCGCCCCTCGGAGGACCAGTCGTGGCTCGGGTCCGCGCACGCCACCGACACGGGTGACACGATCACGCTGGACGTCTCGACGTTCAGCGAGTTCGGCGATGTCATCCCGTCGGGTGTCGTGGTGACCCGGCTGGAGACCGGCCTCTATGGGCGCTATACCGGCGCCGAGGGGCAGGAGGCCGCCGGCCACCTGCTCACCACCAAGGCCGTCAAGGACGACCAGACCCATCTCCCGGCGGCGCTGCTCTGGCACGGCCAGGTGCTCGTCGCTCGGCTGCCCGAAGGTCACGGTCTCGACGCAGGTGCGGTCGAGGACCTGGGCCAGATCAACTACGTCGGTGAGGTGTCCTGATGCTCATCTATGACCTCGCCGAACCGCAGGAGCTCGTCGGGTTCGTCCGGAACCTGGAGTTCCCCCAGTTCAGCCTCGATCGGTTCCTCCCGAACCAGGAGATCCGGGACCTCGAGTACCGCTTCAACCGAGGGAGCCTCAACGACCAGGATGCGGCGCAGTACCGCGCCTGGGACACCGAGGCACCCATCGGCNCCCGCCAGGGCGTCCAGCGCGTCCGCGGCGAGCTGCCGCCCATCAGCAAGAAGATCCGTCTCGGCGAGGAGGAGCGGCTCCGCATGGACGCCCTCCGGTCGGGCGACAACTCGGCCATCATCGAGCAGATCTACGATGACGCCGCGAACATGACCCGAGCCGTCCAGGCCCGGATCGAGCTCGCTCGCGGCGAGGCGCTGTACACCGGCAAGGTGGTGTTGGACGAGAACGGCCTGGTGGCCGAGGTGGACTTCGGTCTGCCGGCCGAGCACCAGGTCATCGCCGGCACCCTCTGGTCGGACCCGTCAGCGCCGTTCATCGAGGAGATGATCAGCTGGCTGGATGTCTACCAGGACTCGACCGACGGCCTGCTCCCGGGCGGCATCCTCACCTCGACTCAGGCGGTGCGTAACCTCCTGCGCAACAACCAGGTGCGTGAGCTCCTGGCGGTGCAGGGCGGCGCGCCAGCGCTGGTCACCCAGCAGGGCCTGCAGCAGGTCATGCAGGCCTACGGCATCCCGCCGTTCATCCCCTACGATGTGCAGGTGCGCGTCAACGGGGCTGCGCAGCGGGTCATCCCCTCCGACCGGGCCGTCTTCCTGCCCCCGGCCGGCGTCAACCTCGGCAACACGCTGTACGGCGTGACCGCCGAGGCGCTCGAGCTCCAGGCCGAGGGGCAGCTGGTGTCCTCGCAGGTCCCGGGCGTCGTGGCCGTCGTCGAGAAGACGTTCGACCCCGTCTCCACCTGGACCAAGGCGGCGGGCATCGCGCTGCCGACCATCGGACAGCCCGAGCTGCTGTTCGTGGCCCAGGTCCTGTAACACCTGCCACCCCCGCCCGGCTGTGCCCCTCGGGCGGGGGTGGCCCCAACCAGAGGGAGGGCCGCATGGCCACCGTGAACGTGCATGTGCACCTCGTGCACCCCGAGACCCGCGAGGTCGTGCGGCTCGCCCCCGGAGACACCGTCCCCGAGGGCTACGATGGCGCTCTGAAGAACCGATCGCTCTTGTCCAGGGGCGATACCACCGATGAGGACCCGGAGGACCTCCTCGGGGACTCGAGCCTGACGGACCTCAAGGTCACCGAGCTCCGCGAGCGGTTGGAGACGCTCGGGCTGCCCACCGACGGCAACAAGCCGGACCTGATCGAACGGCTTCGGCAGGCCTAAGACGGGGGCGGGCTCCTAGTCCTCGGGGGTCTGCCCCCGGCCAGCCCAGGAGACACCGACGATGCTCTTCAGCGAGATCCGAGAGGTCCGGGACGTCATCGGCGACGGCGAGCCGCCGACCGATGCTGAGCTGGAAGACATCTACGGGCGCACCGGCACTGTCGGGGGCGTGATCCACGTGGTGCTCTCCCGGAGGCTGGCCGACCTTGTCGCCGACCCGGCCCAGTTCAACGTGGCCGGCGAGTACAGCCAGAACACCGCTGCCAACATCCAGGCGTTGCGAGAACAGCTGGAGCGGTACGCGGCGTACGCCCCCGGGGGAGGCGCCGGGGTCGTCACCATCACCCGCTCGAGGCCGCGCTGGAGGCGTTAGATGGCGCTTCCGGCGGAAGCAGAGGCGCTACGTAACAGCCTCATCAAGGAGTACGGCAGCGCCTGGAACCGGGTGACGTCGCAGATCGGTGAGCTGGCGTCGGACCCGAAGCAGGCGACGAAGCTCAACCGCCTGGGCGAGGTGCGTACCTCGATCGAGCGGGAGATGAACCGGCTCGATCAGGTGGCGTCTAAGAAGGCCGGCGCCATGGTGACGTCCACTGCTGAACAGGGCTGGGTCACCGGCAAGATCGCCGGGGGCGCGTCGCTGAGTGCAGACTTCACCATGGTCAACCGGGGGGCGGTGGCTGCCTACTCGCAGGGGCTCACCGACAAGCTCTTGATCGCCACGAACGGCGTGAAGACCTCCACCCGGTCGCTCATCACCAGCATCGCTCGGGACGAAGGGCTCCAGTCGCTCATCCAGGGGAGCACGGCTCAGGATGCAGGGAAGGCGATGGCAGCCCGGCTGTCGGAGCACGGCCTGTGGGCGGTGCGGTACACCGACGGCTCCCGTCACGGGCTGGCAGAGTACTGCGAGATGGCGATGCGCACCACGACGGGCGAGGCGTACAACAACTCGTTCATCGAAGGGGCGGTGTCCGAGGGCGTGCAGTGGTTCGAGGTGTTCGACGGCCCGGATTGCGGCTGGGAGTTCCACGACGACCCGCATATCGCAGAAGGCCTGATCGTATCGGCCTCGGACTCGACGTCGCATCCGCTGGCACACCCCAACTGCCGGCGCGCGTTCGGTGCCCGCCCGGACGTGAAGTCGAAGAAGGATGCGGCGGCCGCGAGCAAGTCGACCACACAGGAGCAGATGGATGCGCAACGCAAGCAGGATGCGGCGCGGCGCGAGCTCCAACGCAGACAGGCGAACGCTCGAGCACGACTGGCGCGCAAGCAGGGGCCGAAGCCGAAGATCCCGGAAGGCTTCTTCGCCGGACCTAAGGGTCCGAAGCCCATACCCGGCTCCTCTGCTTCAGCCGCGTTCTACAAGAAGAAGGCGACGGGGATCAAGCCGCCTGCGGTGACACCTTCCCAGGGGTCTGGGCTCACGACCAGCCAGTTCGGCTACTACACCCAGGACCTGGCGGCGGCCAAAGGCATGACCTCGCAGCAGTACCTCAACGCGCTGGAGAAGGCGTACAAGGCGGGGTCCCCAGCGGCGATTGCCGAGGTCGCGGCGATCAAGAAGGCGTACGCGGTCAAGCAGGCAAAGATGACCGCCGCGAAGCCAGCGGTCAAGAAGGCTGCCGCGAAGCCAGCGGCGACCCCAGCTAAGTCAGCCGGGGGCTCCGGTAAGTATCGCAGTGCTGAGGGCGACCGTTCCTTCACCGATCCCTACGAACAGTGGGCGAAGAACCTGACAAGGCCGGAACGCCAGGCGGTGACCGGGTACACCGGCACGGACTATGAGGCGATCAACCGTCGGTTGCGTATGGACGGCGGCCGGACGAGCACCCGCAGCCAGAGGGTCATGAACATGGACAGCGCGCTCGCCAAGGGTTCGGCGCCGCGCGACGTGCAGATGCACCGTGGTACGACAGCTCGGAATCTAGTCGAGGCGTTCGACCGCGGCGAGTACCGGCCAGGGGGTACCTTCGTTGATCACGGGTTCATGTCGACGTCGGCGAACCCGTCTGTCAGTGACAGCTTCGGCGCGGGCAGAGGTATCGGGTTCCGGGTCAACATCCCCAAGGGTTCTCCGGGCGCGTACGTCGGGCACATCAGCGCCTTCAGCCACAACGAGGCGGAGTTCATAATCCCGCGCGGTACCCCGATGCGCATCACCAGCGTGACCCGAGAAGGCGGCCGGAGGATCATCGAGATGGAGGTCACCCAGTGAGCAAGTTCGGGTACGAAAGCGAGGACGAGATCGAGTACCACGAGCCGGCAGACGCTGACGAGATCATTGCTCGACGCAACGCGATCCTCACCGACCGAGGCCTGGATATCCCCCCGGACGACTATCTGGACGCATTCCGCGACTGAGCGCTACCCTTGCGGGCGTCGCGCCAGGAGGCGCACCAACTTCACGCACGTGCCCAGGGAGGCCCGCATGGGGCTCGCTCGCTACCGTATGCTCCTGACTCCCGGGGGCAGTCGCGTGGAGATCAACGACCACGACGTGAGCGACTACGTTTCCTCCGTCAACGTGGAGCACAACCCCCAGGGAGTCCCGACGGTCACGCTGTCCGGGGCAGGGCTCTCAACCGAGATCCAGGGTGAAGGCGTCGTCCGGATCATCGAGCCGCCGGAAGACGAGGGCATCCCGGCGGGAGCCTTCCTGGCCGCGATCGACGCAGAGGAGCTCGACCGAGAGGTGCTGAACGGCGCGTCGCTGGGTTCTCCCGGCGGCGCCGAGGCGTACCTCGAGGTGCTGAGGAAGTGGGCGTCCGGTGAGCATTGATCTCCAGCCGGCGCGTCGAGCCATCGAACGGCTCATGGTTGACGTGTGTACGGTCGTGCGCGGCGGCGGAGCGGACCTGTTCGACCCCGAGACCGGCCAGCTGGTTTCGGTCGAGGGCGACCTGGTGTACGGCCCGACCAGCCGGGGGCACGAGGACCGGGAGCTCGGAGGGGCCTGCATGGTCGGGACCGGGCACCTCCAACCCACCCAGACCGACGAGCAGGTCACGCTGGTGTACCGGGCCAGCCTGCCCTGGGATGCCCCGGAGATCCTGAAGAGAGATGTCCTCGTCGTCGAAGACTCCCAGAACGACCCGCAGCTGGCAGGTATCCCGTTCATCGTGGTCGGCGTCGGTTACACGACCAACCTTGTGGCTCGTAGGCTCCAGCTCGAGCGGCGTGCCTTCCCCGGGGAGGTGCAGCCGGAATGATCCATGTTATCTCCAACGCCCGGCTCGTAGCTGCCGAGTTCACAATCGCGTCCGGCGGCCTGTCGGCCAAGGTCGCGGCCAAGGTGCGCCACCACACCATGTTGCTGCAGACCCGGGTGCGTGCGAAAGCCAGCGGGCGCCCAGGACCGAACGCGCCCACGGGCGACTACCGACGTTCCATCGACCGCCGCGTGTCCCAACAGGCCGGGCAGGTCGCCGGTTGGGTGGGGACCAACAAGCCGCAGGGCCGGCGTCTGGAGATGGGCTTCTCAGGCACCGACTCGCTCGGGCGTACGTTCAGTCAGCCTCCGTTGCCGCACTTCGGGCCGGCTGTAGACGAGACCCAGGATGAGTTCATCGCCGGGCTGCTCGAAGCTATCGACGACTCGTTCCCGACGGGTAGCGGGGGCATCTCATGACGGCGGTGACGGTCGAGCGCTGGGTCTGGACGGGCGCACTCGCGGCCTACTTGGAGGCCGAGACCGGGTTCCCCGTAGGCCGTGCTCAGGCGCCGAAGGCCGAGCCTCCGCACTACGTGGTGTACGTCATTCCGGGCGGCTCCTACGACGCTCAAGGGCCGCTCGACGGCAACTATGGCGACGCCGGTATGGTCTATCAGATCAACGGCGTCGGCCTCCGGGACGACCAGGCGGAGTGGTTACTGGACCGGGCGCGCGAGTTGCTGCTCGGGCAGGCTACCACGGATATGTCGCTGCCCGACGGGTGGCGTCTCAAGGGCGTCTCGCCGGATGGCGGAGGTCCTGGCGGCGTAGAGTACTCTGGCTCGCCGCCGAACCGAAGGTTCACCGCGTCCGAGAGGTTCGTGGTGAGCGTCACCCCCGACCGATGAAGGAGCCGCTACATGGCAGCTGACCACCCCAACGACCGCGTGGCCATCGTCCGCAAGGGCTCCGAGCCCTCGGTCGTGTCCCGCCGTTCGTTCGAGCGCGTCTGGAAGAGCAAGGGCTACAAGCTCCAGGACACGGTCGAGTCGGCGGAAGCCACCCCGACGTCCACCACGGGCTCCAGGAAGCAGACAGGGAGTTCGTGATGGCCAACAAGAAGAGCTCGAGCGGAAAGCCGGCGGCCAAGAACCCCAAATCTCCTCGGGAGAGGGGTATCAAGGGCTGGCTGGTCCGCAAGAGCGGCAAAGCCAAGGGGAGCAAGAACTGAGGCTTCCCCACCGACGCAAGATCTACCTGAGGAGGTAGCGAATGGCAACTGGCAGTCGGTTCTTCCGCCGGGGCAAGTCGAAGATGCTCTTCGGCTTGGAGGTCGCAGATCGCGCCACCCCCACCCGTGAAGAGCTCGAAGCCGCAGTCGACATGTCCGAGGACATCGCCGACATCGCGGGCTTCGAGCTCACCAACAGCCCGATCCAGACCCCCAACCTGGCTAACCAGTTCACGCCGCAGATCGAGGGCGAGGACACGGTGGCGGACTCCAGCCTCACGCTGTACGACCGTGACGGCTCGGACGACATCCGCGCGGCCGTGGAGAAGGGCACCCCCGGGTTCATCTTCATGCTGCCGTACGGGGACGTCCCTGGCAAGCGCATGGAGGTGTGGCCGGCCCGCTCCAACGGGACCAACGACCTCTGGACGGTCGGCAACGACCCGGCGCGCTTCAACGCTCCGTTCAGCGTGACCGGCGTCCCGGAGCAGAACGCCGAGGTGCCGGCGGCGTCCTAACCCGGCACACCCCCGCAGCCTAGAGGACGGCGAGCAGGGCTCGTACGACTGCAGGAGGATACACCACCATGGCGAAGACCAACCCCACGACGGAGAGGGCCGAGTCGCGTTCCGACAAGGCACGACGGCTCGGCCCTCCCACCTACGACCGGCTCAAGTCCAAGAAGGCTCGGACGAAGACGGTCGATGTCATCCTGGACGACGACCTGGGCGAAGAGGTCCAGCGCTTGACCCGGCTGGCAGCCGACAAGCGTCTCCAGGTCGCGAAGGTCCGGGGCAACAAGGGTTCCGACCCCGAGCTAGAGGCCGAGCTGGAAAGTCTGCGAGAGGAGCTCTCAGCGGCCGAGGAAGCCCTTGCGGCAGAGACCATCACGGTCCGCTTCAAGAGCATCGGCCGGGTCAAGTACGAAGAGATCCTCGGGCAGCACCCGCCCCGGGATAAGGACATCAAGGAAGCCGAGGACGCGGGCCACGCCAAGCCGGAGTTCAACCCTGAGACGTTCCCCACCGCCCTGGTGGGCGCGTCGGCTGTTGAGCCCCGTCTGGACGAGGGGCGGTTCTGGGACGAGAGCACCGAAGCCTGGCGCTACCCGCAGGCCGAGGAGATCTTCGAGGAGTGGAACTCCGGTGAGCTCGGACCCCTGTTCATGGCAGCGTTCGAGGCGAACACACAGCGTAGGGTCATCAACGCGGGAAACGGCTAAGGCGCGACCCTGACCACCTGGAGGAGCTGGATGTCTGCAAGGCGTACGGCATCTCGCACTCGCACTTCCTCGGGGGTCCGCAACGATGGACCCCCGAGGACCAGGACAAGGCGATCGCGCACCACCGTCTCCGGCAAGCTACGTGCAATAACTGCGGCACCCGAGCCGAGGAGTGGGAAGACGACCCACATGCGTACGTCGGACACCTGTGGAGGTGCCCAGGGTGCGAGACGATCGAGCAAGAGAAGGACAACATCCCGGACGACGCCAAGGGCGTGTATGCCGGGATACTGCCCAAGGCCGTTGCTGAAGCCCTCGAAGACGAGGTAGCCAGCGCGGACGAGTACCCGAAGAAGTAGGGAAGGTCCGCCGTGTTCAAGAACATCGTAGTGGCGATGACTGCGAACACGGCGGGCCTCC